CTATATATGAATGCCGAAGAATGTTCCCAAGTTTGTACCTGCCCCTTTGCGAACATTAAGTCCAGCCTGAGCAGTGACTTTGACAGAATAATCCGTCTTTTTAACATTGCTTGGCTTTGTAACTGGCTTAGTTGTTGCGGGTTTGGTAGATATGTAGTCCTTATAAATCCAGTTCATATCAACTGAACCCGAAATGCCTGGCACACTGCCATTTTCTGAGTACTGCCAGATTGCACAATTGTAGCTTGGTGCAGACACACCCCAATGAGCTAACCACAAGTCATATTTGCCTAATAGCTTATTTTTGTGAAGATAGTTATTAAGCCAGTTTGGATTACAATAAAGCATTGGACGATAGCCAGCAGACTTGATTCTATCGCAGAAGTCAATGACAATGCTTGTAAGAGTATCTTTGCCTAAATTTGTTTGTGAAGAATCTTCAATGTCAAAAGCAACAGGCAAATCTATCTTATAACCTTTAATTGTTTTTAAGCAAAATTCAGCTTCTTTTTTAGCCTCAGTAGCAGACTTTGCATAGCTATAATGATAAATGCCGCACTTAACACCAGCTCGCTGAGCGTTTGTAATATTGCGCACAAACTTATTATCGACCTGATTAGGATTTTCTACGCCGAAACTCGAACGAATCATAGCGTATCTTACGCCTGATTTATAGACCTTATCCCAGTCGATATTACCATTCCAGGTTGATACATCAATTAATTTCTCTTTCATAATAAAACTTCCTTTCATTGTTTATTGTTTAATCCATTCACCTAAATGCAAAATATAAAGCTCTTGTGTGTCTGTTAAGTCCATTTTAGTTAGTCCTCGCTTTCTTTAACCTCAGTTTCGACTGTGTTTTTTAATTTTTTGACTATAACAGTAATAAATTTTGGTAATGGTACACCAATACGATTAAGATTTTCAAGTATACTTATCAACTCATTTATAATAAGCCATATTGCAACCAATATGCCAAAAAATACAGTATAGTTCATGGTGATACCTACTTGTGTCATACCGCTGTATATAAGCCAATCAACGCCCATTCCAACACATACTAAAGCTAAATAACATAACTTTTTAATTATGCCAAATACACCCTTTTTGCTTGATAACTCAGCATTATGCCAAGCTGATACCATACCAGTTATGTAATCTATCACCATAACAGTCATAAGTACAATAATAGGCACAGCAAGTATACTGAAATAATATGTAAGTGCTGCAAGAGCTGCTGTTATTAAAGCTTGTATTGTTGTTTGCTTATCCATTTTTATCACTCCTTGATTTTTATCAATGTATTGCTATCAACAGCGAAGTATTTGTTGCTATCAATAATCAATATGCTTCCTGCTGTGACATTTGAGCAATCATACACATTTTTCATATCGTATACCGCACTGCTATTTTGCAAAAGCGGTTTACTTTCTATAATTTCTACATTTTCATCTCTGCTATAAAGCAAACGATTTGTTGTTTTGTAAGTTTCGCCCTGATGATTTTCATCTGTACGAATAAACTCCGACTTGCTTGCTATTGTATTAGTGCTATAAGCTGTAACATTAAAGTCTTGCTCGTGATATGACATTAAATTGTACTTATAAGCATTCGGCAGAGATTGATTATAGTCACTAAACAACATTACTACTGTGTTATCGTTTGAAATTAACATAAAGTTAAATGTTCTCGTTACTATATCTGCTACGAATTTCGTAAGACCTAAAAAAAGCAAACCTGTACTTGATTTATCCACATTATTGATTACTGTCTGTATATTATATTGAGAAGTTGCCCTATTAATCGCCACGGCTCTTATAAGCTTTATCTTATAGCAGTTATTCACATCAAAAATTACAGTAATGATATGAGATGAATCTTCATTAGCAAACTCTGCGTCAATATCTGTTTCGCAAGTAATTCTGCCGTCTGCTGATGTTAATTCATTCGCAAATGCTTTGATAAAATCCTTTTCTGTGCCGTTTATGCTTACCGTTTTATTTACATAACTCATTAAACCATCTCCTCATATTCCTCTGCGAGAGGATAAATTATTTCGACCTGATGAGTATTAAGCCATGCTGCAACACTTGCCCTGTCCTCATTGCAAGTCCCTGTCGGCAGGACAATATAAAGTGCCTGCGAGCTGTTTATATATATTTCTGTGTCCGAAACTGCTGTTAAAGCTGTCTGTGTGCTTACAGACAAACGATTACAATACGCATTTGTTGCTCGTGAAGCAATAGCTTTATCGAATGTTGTTTTTGTATAGCCAATAGCGAAATATCCATCTGCAACTCTTGAATCGTCGCTTGGAATTATCGCTGTAATCGGGGTACTGCCGTCAACGATGAAGTGCCCGCACCTGCGTGTTATTGTTACAGTGCCGTTGGTCGCTGTCAGACTATCATAGACAGTGCCATCAGGCAGGCTATAAAGTGTTGTATTATTAATATGTAAGCCTGTGAGGACTGACGGATTATCAAGTGACTTATTACCGACTATGCTCTCTGTTGTCTTGCCGATTAACTCGCTTGGCGTGTTGTAGTAGATTATCGGTAGTGCCCTCGTTTTGATTTTTTGTATAAGATAGCCCGACAGCAATTCTATTGTTCTGTGGTCACTTTTCCCACTTCCGCTCGGCTTCGAAAGCTTGCCAAACAAACTCTGCTTTTGAGTTATTTGTCCTTTAAGTTTCATCATTGTGCAGCCTCCTTTGCTGTAACAGCAGGCAAAATTACACATTTGCTGCACGGAATAATCATATAAAAGTTGCCGTCTGATGTCTGTAAACCAACATCAAACCTGTATTCGGGACTTGGATTTAGGTCAGAAGTGTCCTCAGGAGCAAAATTTATAACATAAGAATCACCATATAATGCTTCGCTACTAACTTCCTTTTTAACATCATAATCTGTATTTTGCGGATTACGCTTTATACCTAATCTGAGAACCTCTCCGCTTTGTAGCTTGTATATATTACTGTCATCGTCCGTAATAGTAATTGCAATGCTCTGCGTTACTCCCCGTATCAATTTAAGCATTATTCCCACCCCCAATATTTTATGGTTTCACCTGTTGACGTTGTATAAGTCATAGCTTTTATTTCACAGCCATCAACTGTAATCGTTTCATTGTCTAAATCAATTACAATTCTGCCGTTCTTACTCCTCAGCACACCGTTCACCGCACTTGCTGATATTTTGCCGTTAATATCAATAAGTTTTTTATACAAGCCAAGATACCCGTTTTCCGATATTGATAATCCGTCTTTGCCGAGTTTTAATACATTGCTGTCAGAAGTGTTAATATCATCGCTGTTCATTGCAAGCAATTCACAAGGTTTATTGTTTGCTCCTGCTCTAATCTGAACATAGCCACCTTTTGCACCTACAAGGGTTGACGCAGTGTTATATGACGCACAGGCGGCTCTTGTGCTTTCACTCTTTGACGATGTTTTTGCCTGATTTTGTATTTTATTAAGCAATTTTGTTCTTGTTTCACCGATAACAAGTGATAATTTTTTGTCCGCCGCAGAAACTGTCTTTGTTGCTTCTTCAATCTTTGCCGTCCAAGTCTGCCCAGTCACACTGTCTTTAACTGTAATATAGTCGCCAAGATTATATTTTGTACCAAAATCATCTATTGCCCGCACATCTACTTCATAGCTATTGTTAGATATGTTTCCCGACGTTTGGTTCAATGCATAATCTTCAATATCTGCGACTGTATCGACAGATACGTCTATAGCGATTTCTTTCCGTTTTATGCCTGACGGGACATCATAATCACGATATACAACCCTTGTGACATCTGTGCCTGTGGCGTATATTGCATTGACAAGATTTTCGTTTCCTCTCTCATATTCTTCCGAAAATAAATTTCCTCTTTTTCTTGAGAATATCACAGGCTCGTGTACAGACTGCTCTATCGACCTGTCTATACCTCTAAGCATATTAAAAATAAAATTATTACTTTCAAAATCTCCAACGATTTCATAACCTACCATAGCATTCCTGCATAAATCGGAAACAACCTCAGAAAGCGGTTGAAGCCTTGCTAAATAACTATCGTTTTCTTTTCCCTGAACTCGTTGACCTACAACAAGCCGAGGCATTCTTCTCTCATTGTCCTCCGTTTCAGTTGCGTTTCGTAACAAATAGTGTACAACACAACTGTCTGTTGTACCTTGCATAGGGTCATAATCATCATAAATACCTCTTATACTCTTAACTCCTACCGTGGTTATACGCATATCAAGAAACCCATTGAGGTCTGTGCCTGTTACGGTAATACGCTCACCGCTTCTCTTAATATTGCTTACTAACAGCCAATCGCTGTCAATATACAAGATATTGTCCTCGATTATTTTTTCAATATTTTGCTTTGTAACAGGCAGTACAAGCGTGAAATTACCTGTTCCTACAAACTTCTTTGTATATGTGTACGAAATAATTCTGTCAGTCTGAAATAAAAATTCGTTCTGAAATGTATTCGATTGTGTCGGATATGAAAAAACTTTCAAAAGCAATTACATCACCCCCAACAATATGTTACTGTATTTAATCGTTGCATTAAGATTAGATAGAAGCTCATTTTTTCCGTGTTTTAGGCAAAAATCTTCTATGTCGCAAGTTATATCAATAAATCGTGATACATCTCTCCCGTCGAGTGTTTTCAGTTTGAAATTCAAAACATCAAGTATAACTTTTCCGCCTCCGAATTTTACCAATCTGATTTCTTTATTCGTAGTTTTATTTGCAAGTGTGAAATTTGCGTTAAAATCCGGAATAGTAATTATAAGTTCTCTGTTATCAATAAACGACGGTGAGTTGACAATTATTGACGTATCTGCGGGCAATTCGATTTCGTTTACTCTTGTACTTTTGAAGTACGGATAATCGCAAACTAAGTCAACCGTAAAACGATATATCCAAGGAACCTTGCTGTTATCATACTTCGGACTTTCCTGAGGATAGCAGTTAATTTCATAGTTTCCGAAATCTGTTTCAATCTCAAGAGTACCGTTCGACAACGGGTTGAAGCACTCTGTAATTTCTGATAATATTTGTTTTTTGAACATTCTCATATCATTGGAAGAAAACACAACCGCCAATTCACATATAACCGTCCTGCCACCAAGGGTTTTGCTTGTAGTTACCTGTCCCAAACGATTTGGAATTATGTCTGTTGTAAATACACCAGAAATACTTGTTGCGTTAATTTTTTCAAGATAATACGGTGCTTTGTCACCAAATTCAAACATAAGTCCGTTGTCTGAACGGTATTTTATCTTTTTTCGCATTACATCACTCCTTTGGGTATAAAAATAGAGCAGTTTATTACCATACTCATGGCATGAAAAAAGCACCCTCAAACGAGAGTGCGTATCAAATACGGATACAAAAACTACTGCAACATCAAAAAATTACATTTTATGATTTTTATTCACTGTAAATCGCATTAAGCAGTTTATCAAGCATTTGCTGATTACTGAGAGCGTTTGAAACAATCTGTATATTCCTTGTATCGGAATTATTATTAACTATATAAGAATTTGTCTTTGCGCCCTCTTTCAGCGAATCGAAATAGTCCGCCGCACTGTTCGCCGCTTTTTGCAAAGCTGTTACCATCGCATCACTGCTGCTCTTGTAGGAATCATATCCATTTTGTAAGCTATCTTTTTTATCAGACGCACGCCTTTGCCACCATATTTCAGATTGTTCATTTAATAAATCCTGCCGTTTACGCTCAAGCTCTCTGCGGCTCAATTCGTCCAATTGTGAATACCGCAGCTGTGCATTAACCTCATTCAGTTCTTTTTGTGAGTCCCTATCTTCATTCAGCCTCTTTCTCGCTTCAATTTCCGCGTCTATTGCGGCGATGGCTTTATCCTTTGCCTTTTCTCTCGCCGCAGTTTCTTCTTCAATCTTTGCGATACGCTTATCAATGAGTTTGTTATATGCCGCTTCGGCAAGCTCGTATTTCTTTATGCGCTCGTCCTCGGCTTTTTGTGCAGCTTTTTCGGCGGCAGAGGTATCACTGCTACTTGATTTACTTGATTTATTTGAATTGTTGCTTTTTTTGCTTGAACCGCCAAAAAAATCTCGATAACTTGTTGTTGCTGATAAAGCTGAACCTATAAAATTATCAACAATACTTTCAGCTGTTTTATATTGCCAGGATTCCTTATCTACCTGACCATATAGTATTTTTTTATCAAAATTACCCGTATAAACCTGTGTAGGACCTTGCACACTTTCAGCTTGTTTGGCTATCATAGCCTCTTTTGCTTCTTGCAAATTCTTGAAATTTCTAAGGTCTATACCATATTGTTCTTTTGCCTTATTCACAAAATTAGCATTAGCATTTATCAGCTGATTATAAAAAGTGTTGCTATCACTTGCCTTTTGAGAAATAACTCCAATATAAGAATTTAAGTCATCTTGATAAACATTTTTCATTGATTTAATCAATGTTTTAGCGTCAGTAAGACCGAGCATATACTTATAAACTTCATTCTCCAAATCTGGGTACTTATCTATGATAGTTTGAAGTGTAGAAGCTGTAAGCTTTCCGTTTTCCTTGTACTCCTTTTCTGCATTCGTCACGGCGGTAGTTTTCGATGCCATCTCTGACATTTTGTCGGACAGGGTTTTGACACTCTCGGCAGCGTTATCGGTCTTTGAGGTAAGTTTACTTGTACTGTCCGTCAAGTCATCGGTTTCGCCTGAAAGGTTGCTGTATTCGCCGTACAAGTCCTTTATTACGCCCTCGTATTTGTTTATGGTGCCGGTTACTTCTTTGTATTGCCCGTTGAGGTTTTCCCATGTTTCATATAGCCTTGTCAACTTACCATAGTCATAGCCTGCATCCTCTGTTATATATCGGTTTTCGCTGTCCTTTAATTCTTCTATTAAAGTTTCACGATTTGCGGATTTCAGAAAGTTACTTCCATTAGTGTTATTGCTATCGTTTATGCTTCGTATAATCTCTTTTGCATAATCCGTGTAAGCCTTTCGAGCTGCCAGTACATCGTCTGAGGTAAGCTCATTATCACGCACGTTATACGCTTCTTTGAGTATATCCTGAGCGTTTTCGAGTTTGATTTTCGCCCTAAGTCTTTCGATATATTCGTCAATATTTTTGCTAATGTCTTGGTATGCTCCGCTTTGGTCTTTCAATGCGCTTGTTGTCGTACCAAGAGATTTAGCTAAATCTGCCGCAACATTGTCAAGTTCTCTCTTCTCTGAGGCGGTCAAATTTACCTTTTTTCTCAGCTCGTCATAGTGTTCCTTTAGCGCTTCAAGCACAGAAATTTCGGTTTCGGAGGACGCTTCTTTATCGTCAGCGGCGGTTTTTGCGTCCTCTATTGCCTGCGTATAGTCCTCTATTTCGGCGGTTGCGTCCTCCGTTGCAGACTTTGAGGCGTTCATCGCAGTTGTTCCCGCAGTGATTGCGCCGACCAAACCTAAAATAACGCTTGCCACGGCGACATACGGGTTAGCGGAAACTGCGGCATTGTTGGCTATTTGCGCTGTGGTTGCCGTCTCGGTAGCCTTTGTTAATAGTTTAAAGCTATTGATTAAAACGGCTATGAAATTTCCCGCTGCAGTCGCCGCCTTAAACGTGATAAAGCCACCCGTCAGCCCCGCAAGTGCAGATGTCACCTCAGGTAAGTGTTCTGACACCCATGAAATGATGTTTTTTATATTAGGAGTTACATCTTCAACAATAGGCTGTAAAATATCTACTTCAAATTGTCTACCAAGAGCCTCAATCTGACTGCCAGCATCATTGTACTGTATATCATTGATTTCCTGCATTGTACCAGCAACATCTTTGTATGTATCATTGACATTATTAAGGGCTTCGATGACTTTCATTGAATTATCTTCACCGAGTGCAGACCAACTGTTAGAAGCTGTCGCAAGTTTATCGGCAAGGTTTGAACTTTCGTTCAAGTCGTTAATCATCGAATCAAAAACATCTTTTTGTGTTGCCTTACCGTTTTTGAAGCTCTCGAAAATTGTCGCTGTCTTGTCCGAGAAGCTGTCAATGTTCTCCGAAAGCCTACCATCGGTAATAGAAATAGCAATTTCTTTAACAACATCGTTTACTTTATCAAGAGTGTATGCACCGCTGTCAACGCCGTTTTGTAGAATTGAGAACATTTCCTCGGCTGAAAATCCCGCCTGCGCCCAAATCTGCGTGTACTCCGCTAAGTTGTCGGTCAGCTCGTGCGACTTGTCAAGCCCGTTCTGCGAGCCTGTGGCGATTAGGTCAAAGGCTTCGTCCGCAGTCGTTCCCATACTTGTCATTAAAGCGTTTACGCCGCGCAGATTTTCCTCAAAGTCAGAGCCGAAAGTATTGCTTAGAGCTATTGCCTTTTCGGTTATGCTTTTGATTTTTTCAGGGTTGCTTTCGTTAATATTTTGTACGACAAGTCCGAGCTTATCCGCAACATCTTGTAAATCATCACCATAACCCGCCTTGTAAATGTCGTACATTTCGTCTTTAAGCTCGCCCACGGCTTCGGCGCTCATGCCTGTTTTTGCCTGCAAGCTGTTCAAAGCTTGCTCTGAAGATACAGCCATTTCCTTGAACTTGTCAATTGCAACATTCAAAGCGTCCGAAACAAGATTCGAAATAGCGCCTTTCAGAACAGTGAAACCCTCGCTTGACTTTCCGAGAGAATCGCCTAAATCCTTTGATTCATCGGTCACGGCTTTCATTTCCGTTTTCAATGTTGCTTGAGTTGCTTTCAAGGTCGCAACTTGGTCTTTGTTCTCTTTAATTTTTTCGGTTGTCTTGGCGTATTGTTCTTTTTGCGCTTCAAGCGTTTTTTGGGTTTCCTTAAGCTCCTGTTTCAGCTTATCATATGCCTGCCGCTGTTCGTCCGTCACATCGGAGGATTCAGACATCGCCTTTTTAAGCTCGTCAAGCTTTTCTTTCTGTTCTTTCTCGGTTTTCTTTGATTCGGACATAGCCTTGTTAAGCTGTGTTTGTTCTTTCTCAAGCTCTTTGATTTCCTTGTTTGTTGCCTTTATTGCGTCTTGATTTTGGATAAAGGACTTGTTGAGTTCAATAAGCTTTGACTTTACCTTTTCGATTCCTTCGGCAAAGGAACTTGTATCCGCTCCGAATTTCGTTGTAAATTCTCTGCCCGCCATGGCTTCACCTGCTTTCTTTAGGGTATGAAAAAAAGCACCCTTTTCAGAGTGCTTTTCTGCAAGTTATTTATTTGTCAAAAAATATTTTTTAATTTATAAATAAATCATAAATATTACAAATATCAAATCTAATTTTGATTAGTTCTATAAACAGAAGCCCTGTTGCAAGAGTATCAACGCCTGCTCTGTGTGCGTTTTCAAAATATATATATCGTTCAGAACATAAAGTTGATAATTTGTAATTTTTAGCATCTTTAATTAATGATTTACTTAATTGAAGTGTGTCATAAAAATTGGTTTTATCATAATTAAGTTTTAATCCACTATTATGCAAAAACATTATATCAAATTCTGCATTATGTGCAACAATAGGTAAATCGCCTATAAAGCTTCTTAAAGATTTTTCAATTTGAGCGAAATATGGAGCATTTTCAACCATGCCATCCGTGATATGGTTAACTCTACTTGCAGAAGCAGAAATAGGATTATGAGGTTTAATCAAAGTTGAAAAAATTTCTACTGGTTCAAAATTTATAAACTTTATAGCAGAAACTTCAATAATCTCATCTCTGTGCGAATTTAATCCTGTTGTTTCAGTATCTATTACTATAAAATTACAAAATTTAGAAAGCTTCGTCTTTTTAGTTATATTTTTAGATTTAAATTCAAAATATGGAATTATTTCCATTTCTGAATTGTCTATTTCAATTTTTGATTTTGGAATGCCTTGTAAAACTGTATCAAACATTTTTGTTTGATATATATGAGAATCGTATTCATTTGGTGCATATCTATAAGACCTGGTTAAATACTGCTCAAGCGCTTCTTTATATTCAAATGTATAGTTTTTAGCATTTTCAATTTTCTTAAGCGCCTCGAATGCTTCGCAAATTTCATTTTCTGTTTTTTTAAAAGCATTTTGAATTTGCTCTATAATTTTGGGATGATAAAGTAAAATAACCTTACTTTCTTTTTGTTGCATTAGCTTTTCAAATCGTTCTTTTGCCGATTGCAATTTTGCCTTTCGAGTTTCCAGTGGATTAGAAGAGTCTTTAGCATAAAGACCATCTTCGTCTATCTTATCAATTATGCGTTGCCCGGACGCAATATAATAATCTACACATCTATTACACATACCATTCTTGTCAAGATTAAAAGATATTTTACCGCATTCTGTACATCTAAACATAAAAATACACCCCTTACATATAATTTTATTGACATTATACACCAAGAAATCACAAATGTAAAGAATGTTTTTATATTTTAATAAAAATCATCAATCATCATCAAAAATATTCACCTCAAGCGGAGCTTCCTTTAAGCCCTTGACAATCAAATAATCGTCTATGCGCTTGTAAATTTCGCCGAGTGTGCTTGTCCAAAATTCCGAGTTCGGGCGGCGCAAAACGTCACAATACAAGGCTCTTATTTGCCCGTAATCTGTTTCATGCCGCCCCTCGTCAAAATCCTCGCTTTCAGCTCCGTAAACGGGTTCGGGAAAGCTGGCGGTCAGCGCACGCATAAGCTCAACCTTGACCGCAAGCAGGTCGTCAATTTCAATTTTCCTGCCAAGCTCGTCAAGCGTTGGTTTTATTCCCGCCCAGTCACGATTGATAACGGCTTTTTTGTTTTCGGGCAAATCAACGATTCCCGCCCTCACAAGCTGCAAAATATCCTCTATGCTCCAGTCCTGCGGACGTATCAAGAGCATATCCTCAAGTGGCTTATAGCACTGCTCCAAGCAAAGACGGCTGTTCAGCGAGTACCGAACTCGGTACTCTGCGCCGCCGATGTGAAGCATATAACTTTTACGCTCCAAATCATTCAGCATTTATATTCCTCCTTGCTGGGGTTGTCGCCCCAAACCTTGCCCAAAGGCAGAGCCTTTGGAAACCGCAAGAAAACTTTTGTGTACTTCGTATTCCTTGACGATAGTTTATTCTCCGCTTGACGCAGTGGTTTCTCCGTGATATTCGGCATTTGTGAACCATTTGCTTATCAGCTCGGTGTCTGCTGTCGGGTCAACATCACGGCGAACATATTTGAATACGCCTGTATCGGGGTCGGGAGTATATGTGCCACTGAGGGTCTTTGTACTCCAAGAAATTCCGCTCTTTGTGACCTGCTGTTCCTGCTCCTGCCCAGGCGCAAAAAGTACTCTGACGTACTTTGTAAGCTTGAGCTTGCCGTTATGCTGACGGCTCTGATACGCAACCATTGTATAATTGCATACATCTGTTTTAGACACAATATTTGTGCCGTTCTCGTCTGTTTCGCCGAAGAAAAGCACCCTGTCGGCGGCGGTCAAATCCGTAAGCCCAAGTTCAAGCGTACCGCCCATATTTGCGCTGTAGCTCGCCACAGCTTCTCCATCGCCGTATAAATCATCTGATACGGTGGTTGGGTTGTCCGATACCGTCATAAGCCTTTTGACGAGTGAAACCGCATTGCCGTAAGTAGTGCTTTCCTCGCCCTCGGTTCTTTTCCAAACCGTGAGATTCTCAATATTTGTTACTGTTTTTACGTCATTCTTTGACATAACTTATTCCTCGCTTTCTAATTCTATCGAATAATCATATATTATGTGTCGCTGTTGAGGTTCGTCAGCTCCGAAAGACGGAGTTTGCGAACCAACGTACTGAAAGCCACCCTCAAGCAGAGCTTCACGCACAGCTTTTTCAAGCTGTCGGCATTCCGAAAACTGCATAACATCACAGAAAAAGTGCAGGCTCACGGTATATTTTTGTGTTAAAAAATCCCCGTCACCGTAAAGTGAGGGGGATTCCCACGTTGAATAAACCATATAGAGTGGTGGCTCATCATCTCCGAAGTTCGGCATACCGCAATAAAACGGTATATCAAATTGTGTTAGTATTTCATCGATTAAGCTATAAATCATTGTTAATCTCCCAAGTTGTCAACAATATCATTAAAAGCCTTGTCAACCTTCTCTGAAGCACTTTCAATTTTATTGTCAAAGCCCCTGCGAATGTGCGAAAATTCTTCTATTCTGCCGTTTCGTTCTTTGATTTCTTTTATACCGTCACGAGTTTTTCGTTTGCGGTATATATACCCTCGATTTTTAGATTTACCAGGTCTGCCAAACTCAAAGACTACTCCATAAAGCCATTTTTTTACATCTTCATCGCCTGTATAACCAATCCTATAATATTGTTTTCCTTTGGTGGTTTTTTCAGCTTTACTGTGTATGTATCGGCTTAGATTATGCGACTTCTGGGAGATAATCCGTTTTTGTTCCTGTTCAATCATCTTTGCACCTTTCTCAAGTGCTTCCCCGACATCTGCATTAAGTCTATCGCCGCATTTATCCAAAGCGTTTACAAAGCTGTCAATATCAGGTGGAGTAAGACTAAAAAATTCTCCCATTTTATCACACTCTCGAAACTGTCAGCTTAACAAATAATTCGTTTATTGAGGTTGTCACACTCTCGATTTTGTAACGAATTTCATTAATGCTGATATGTGTATAATTTCTTGAATATTCTGAACGATATAGATGTACTGATAAATCAGCCTTAATTCCTATGCTTTCAGCCTTTGTTTTAGTTGTCATACTTGGCAAACTTACACAGCCCCATACTGTGCGACTATTGACAGTTTTTGGTTCAGGATTACTGCCATAGCCTTGCTTGCGTTCTTCAAGTGTTACTCTATCCTTAAACACTATCGCTTGCATATTTTTTCACCTCGCAAAAAAATTTTTACAAAAAATTTTTACAGTGCATATGGAGAATATTCTCAACAGCAGGATTCGGCTTATCATTGCCTGAACCGCTGAATCTAAACAAAAAATAATCGTTAGCCAACATCATAATAGCCAACGATACATCTTCAAATTCTTCAAGTTCTTCCAAAGTACAGCCAGTAAATCCAACTGCATACGCCTTAGCAGAAGCAAGACAAGCGGTTAAAATTTCGTTGCTGTCATTACTGCTTATTCCGCAGTATTCTTTTACACTGTCAATCGTAATTTCGCTTATTTTCACGCTTCATCATCCCTTATCCCTTAAGGACCTAATGTTCCTTTGCAGACAAGCTTTGCAATCTTCTGAGCGTTCTCAATCTTTGCATCCATCTCAAGCCAACAATCAATACCGATTGCGTGTTGTGTACTGAACTTTTCTGTATAAACATTAAACTGTGAATTTTCAGAAATCTTAACTGCAAGTCCGCTCATATCGCCGTAGAAAATTGCCGTCTTGCCCGCAGCCATATCAGGCATATTGTCAGATATATAAACAGGCTTACCAAGAAGTGTGTATCTTGCGGGAGCGGTAAAGTCACGCTGCAAGAGAAAATTGCCGTCACCATCTTTTAATTTGCGGATTTTTGTGCGTGTACTCTTTGCCATAATCCAAACTGCACCATTTTGATAAACATCTGGTATGCTTTCTTGCAAATCGATAAGTTCATCGGCGGTAATAGCTGTGGCAGAAGCAGCCGTAACAGACTGGGTAACACCGCTCAAGCCCTCAATTTTTCCTGTTGTACCATTAAGGAGCTGATTTTCAATCCATTGTGAAATATTGACTGCCATATGCTGAATTGTGTAGGAAACTACATCAAATTTAGCGTTATTGATAAGCGATTTTGAGATTTTACAAAGAGTAGCCGCAAGAAATCCTGTCAATGAGATTGACTTAAAACTTGCCGAAGTGCTTTCAAGCTCTGTAAATTCAGTCGCATAGGCCATTTTATTGTCGCTTGTAGCTGTGTCGATATACGGAATTGTAAGGGTACCACCCATTGTGTACTTTGTTGCAAGTTCAAAAATTGGGCAAATTTCCTTTACCTTGTCGATAATCTTATTTGCAATAGTTGTCGGGATAATAGCTCCATTCGCACCGAATGTAAGGTTCGTGTCGGCACGGGTTTCAAGAGCTTTCGGATTGCGTATATAGCTTTCAAAGGCTCTTATTTCCGCTTCTTCAGTGGTTTCTTTTTGTTTCTTGCCGTCGTACTCGTTGATTTCGCATTCTCTTGTTTCCTGTGCTGCCGAAATTGTTGCATTAAGCCTTGTGATTTCAGACTTAATTTCATTGTAGCGGTTAAGTTCTGTTTCCTCAAACGCTCTGTTCTCTGTCTTTGCCTTGCTGATGAGAGTGTCTGCCTCATCAAGCAAAGCATTTTTCTTTTCGATTAGTGCTTTCATAATAAATTTACCTCTCTTTCAAAATTTCAATTTCTTTTTCATATACTTCAAAACTTATTTTAGGCGGTTCTCGGCTGTCAACTGTCTTAATTTCTTCAGCAATTCCTCTTGTTTCAAAAACATTTGATTCCTCGCCCCGAACCTCGACCGAAGTGCCAAAATATGCGGGTGTTTTATCGAGGATTGAAACCTCTTTCAAGTCAATATCTTCAAGCGTTCGCCTGTCAATCTCGCCCTCTTTGTCCCAGCTTTCACCCTCTGCGACAAAGCCGAACGACCAGCCCCGCAATTCGTTCCGCTGTGCCTTTTCGATAACCTCAGTATCGTTTATAACCGCTCTCGCATAAAGACCGATATTGTCCTCATAAAGTTCAAGGTTGCTTGTTGTATCTCCCAGCTTGCGACTGTGATTAAATCGAAGTTCTATTGGTGTACCTCGCTTAATTGCTCTGTCAAAAGTTCCTGCCTTAACCCTTTCAACAAAAGAACGAACCGCCGTTGCACCCTTACCTTTCGGCATGATTCTGCTATCACGCTCAACAGCATTCACATAACCGCTTATGACAGCCTCATTGCTACTTCTGATTTCGATTTGCAATATTCTCACCTACCTTCGGGTATAAAAATAGAGCAGTTTTAAGCCGTACTCAGGGCATGAAAAAAGCACCTTGATTTCTCAAAGTGCTTAGTTTCTTTTTATGAAGCGTTCTTCAATAAATTCTCGGAAATCCATTGTTTCACCTGCTTTCTGTTTAATCTTTTGATTTAAATGTATACGGAATAATTTGTTCAGGTAAGAAATTTATTTCATAATGATATTTATCAACATGTGCACCTGAAATATCTTCAACGGTATACATTGTCCAATCATTCAAGTATATATAATCAACCTTGTATTTCCCATTTTCAACTTCAATAGTAACCTCAAGCTCATTATTACTATTGTTAGATAATGAGAAATAGCCTGTCAATTCTAATATTGGTTTATCAGAACGCATATTAATAACACTAAGTCTACGCTCAACATTAAAATTATCTGCTTCTTGTTGAACATTTCTTTTCGCTCTGTCTGCCTCTGTACAACCACAAATCATACCAACAAACACAGCTAATGATAGCCCACATACCAGTATCTTTTTATGTTTAATTTTCATTTTTAAATCCTTTCTTAAATTATAGCATAGAAAAACCGCCCTCAAGGAGCGGTTAGGTTTAATCAAGTATCGGCGGTGGAAGTTCACCGTTTTGCCACCTTTTGCGGTATTCATTTTGGCTTAATTTGTTATTTCCCCCCGTATAATCAGGTTGTTCATATTGGAGTGGGTCGTCAAACCAACCACAGACTTGACACATCTCATAAGTGTTAGGCTCAGGAAAACGATATTTTCCGCAAATAGGGCATAAATCGCTTCTATTATCTCTGTCATTCATCAGTTTCAATTCCTTCCTTTATCAGGTTTGAACATTGTATAAATGCCTCTGTGGAGCGGTCTGGTTTATTCCTCGTCTTCGTCATCGTCCGTAAGTATCAATTCGGGTGGATTGTCAGGGTCTAAGCCAAGCATATTTATTCCTGTCCACTCACCTATGTCAGAAGACGATGCATCGGGATTTTCTTTGATGTATTCCTTTAATTCGTCAAGTTTTTCGGGACAATCTCTCGCTTCTCCCATAACTCCACGCACAAAGCCAGGATAACTATCGCTGACATTTTCCAAAAGCTTCTTTAATTCTTCCATATCAATTTTTTTTCCTTTCTTCAAATTCATAATCATCAAAGCCATGATTTTTGAACCTGTAAGTATAATACTTATCTCTCCACAATGTCGGATGATAGCAAACCCTTTTCCCTTCGTATCTGCTATGGTAAACCGTGTTAATCTCGCTTACCACTTTTCTGTATTCCTTTTTTGAAAGCTTGACAGTACCTTTGCCTTTCCTACTCTTTGTACTGCCTTTATGCTCTATTATACCATTTTTTGAGGATTTATCAATACTTTTTTCTTGATTATTCTTGCTTTGTTTATTTTTCTGCTTTTCAGACTTATGTGCCGAGCGTGGATTTTTCCCTTTTCCGAACTGCCCGTTGCTTTCTCGCCGTTGACCGTCCCAGCGTTGCTCTGTTTCCTCAATCATACTATCAGCAACCTGTTGATTTACATTCTGCCCGAACATTGTTGTTTGATTTGTATTCGGAGTATAGATTGTGTTTGTTTTCGGGTCGAGAAGAACATCTTGCAAGCCTAAGCGTATGAAATTAAAGCCAAGCGGTTTTAGGTCTTCTTTATATCGAACCTCATCAGCCTGTAAGAAATTATTTGCTAAACCTATTTGATATGCCTGATAGCGTTTAAGTATATCTCCCTTGAGAAGTTCTGTTGTATCAAAAGCAAAATAGTGTCTGTGCCTTTCGCTTTCTAAAAGCAAGCCCTGATTCAAAGCTGTTTCAAAAGCCCTTATAACAGGCATTACAGCCGTTTTAATCGCAGTGGTATAAGATTCATCGTTCGCTGTTCCAGCTACGACAGAGTGCGATAGATTGAAAATCTCGCATACATAATCATTGTTTGCTTTCTTGTTTTCGTTCAACTGCATTTCAACGCTTGTATTCGAGGATTCCTTAAAATCTATGCCGTCATTCAGGAGCATCATATTATTTCCATTGTTACTATATAGCTTATTCCAAGCGTTTCTCAGGCTTTCCATTGCCTCATCACTTAGTTTTCGTGCAGATTTCAAAAAGCCTTTTTTGTTGCCACCATTTACAACAAGATATTTTTCAAAAATCATTGTTTTATAAATTACGGTGAGCAATTCGTTAGCCTCATCAATAACGCCTGTTCCAGTAACTCCATCTGTCGAGCTTCTTAAAACACGAATAAGCTCATCATCACGAAACTTTCTATCATAAATCATAAAATCGGCCTTTTTAAAAATAGGGTCCGAATTTTTCACGCAATGTACATTATTTTGCTTAACATATCTTAAAGATACAAATTGGTTTCTACGCCTCTCCGGATAAATATAACCGTTTCCGAAAAGCAAATAATCTCTTATAACTGCTTTTTTAAGCTGATAACAATCAAGTAAATCTCCTGTGGAATCATTGAGCAGGCTCACTCGCTTATCATCAGTAAGTTCCTGTGTTTCATCGTCACATTCGCAATATAACTTGATTGGCAATTCTGCAATTTTGCTTGAAATAAACTCAACGCAGGCAGCTAAGGACGGAATATTCATTGCTTCCGTTTCTGTTATCTTTTCAGCTCCGATTATTGATGTTAATGTGGTTGCAAGAGAATTGCTGTCAAGCATTCGCTTTTCTCTTATTCTTTGAAATAATCCCACTTTTTTCACCACCTTTAAATTTGTACTGACCAAGCACTGTCGCTTAAAATTTCAAATTCATTCAGCAAATATACTGCATTTATCAAAGCCACAACCATATCAACTTTGCCATTTGATTTCTTTTTGTTTACATACTTATTTTTATTTGTGTCTTCTACACATTTGGCATTTTGAAAATTTATTTCAAGCAATTTATTCTCTTCATATTGAAACTGACCATCAATTATCTTTTCACGCAAAAGCTTTGTTGCTGGATGCAGTACGCTCGAATGTTGCTTAACCTCTACAGTAAGATTGGTATATTTTTGTTCCCATTTTTGAGCAGATGACATAGCGTTGTATCTATCGAATGCAATTCCGCAAACCTCAACGCCATATGTATCTTCAATGTCCAAAACAAATTGCTCAATAACTGCATAGTCAACAACATTATCTCCGCAAGCTATGCACTTTCCAGCCTCAATAAATGCTCTGTAATCAATCTTTTCACTGCGATTTTTAATATCAATCCTGCCCTCTGGGATAAAAGCAAGCACATCAGCAAGAATATTGCCGTAATCGTCAAGCGAAACCACAGCCACAGCACAGTTATCTGTTGTTTCCGCAAGGTCAACGCCCAAATACACACGCCGACCTTGCCAGTCTATTTTGTCAACCTTGCATTTTTGCACCTCATCGACAGGGATATATGTTTCTGTTCCTATGCCCTGATAGATTATATTGCAGTGCTTAGTTAAGAAATTTTCTCTTTTCAGCGGGCTTTCTATTGCGACAGCCCTCTTTTTTACAAGGTCTTCCATAACCTCAGAAACAACCAT